GTCAATTTTAGACCTTACTACAATTATAAGGGTTATATAGAATGAATCTCTCTTGACCTAATTTAGGTCAAGGGTCTAAAATTGACCCTTTATCTAATACATTAATATTTAAAAATAATTTTCTATGTTAAATAATATAGAATGGATTTAACTGAATCACAAATTGAGAAAATATTAACTGATTACAAAAAGAAGAGAGAAAGAGAGAATAAATATTATCATGAAGTAAGCAAACATAGTGAAGAATTTAAGGAGAAGAATAGAGAACGTGCGAAGAATCATTATCATAATAAGGGCAAAGAGATGAAATCTAATCAATATCAAGATAATAAAGAATTTGTCAAAGCAAGATCATTATATAATTATTATAAGAAGCGAGATAAGCTTAATTTATTCAAGGAGAAACACGAAGAGAAATGCAAAATCCTTGAAGAAAAAGGTTTTAAGTTTTAACTATGTTTTTTTAATCTATCTTTTTTTATATCTTCATAATATAATCATGAGTGAATATGTTGATACTAAATTAATTAATTGTAATCGTTTAGCATCAGTTGAAAGTAGAACCGGTAATGATTCTAATCCAGCTGTTTTTACAAATCCTTTGAATGAAACAGTAAGACTAAATGTTGGTGATAAAGTTAGCCTTGAAAGAGCTTTTATTAATGAAGTCGGTGCGGGTAATCCACAAACAATAGAATTTAAGGGGGTCAGTCGTGGGTCAAACCCAGTAGCTACTTATACAAATATACAATATGATGATTTTTATTATAAAAAAAGTACTACTTATGACCCAAAATATAGATTGGGTTATTATAGAAGTATTACAACTACTGAAAAAAGTGATGATTCAGTTGATTTAAGGGATAATTTAGCCCCTTTGGTTATTGGTTATTTTATTACTAATAATGAATATCCGAATTATATACAACATCCTAGAAGATTTGCTAGTAATCTTTTTGTAAGGGGTAATGTGAATAGAAATACCCCACTTGCTTTTACTGAAAGAGATAGTCAAACAGATGGGTTAACATTTTTACGAGCTACTATTAACCCCGATTGTCCATGTTTTGCCGATTATAGAAAAAGAGAAGATGCTAACGACGTACATTATTTTAAACAAAGAGTAGATAATACAAGATATACTTTATTCATTAGAGATAAAATTGCTTATAGTGTTGGGGCTACAAATGATAGAACACAATTCCCAACGGTGAATCATAATGGTATTTTTAGTGAAGCAAAATATTACCGAGTAAGAGAAAAATTAAATATAGAAGTTAATAAAGGTTTTAATACACCATCAGCCGTAGCTGACCAAATTACTAAACAATTAACTGAAACTAAAAACGAAGATATTTTTGAGATCTTGGATCAAGATGGCTTTATTAGACCATTAACGAAAACTATTGAGACAAATACTTTTAAACCTATCAATGCTCAAAATTCTTATAATTTTAGCGAAGAAGCATATGACGCTTATATAGCACAAAATATACCAGTATTGAATGAAGATGTTTTGAGTCAAGACGCAGTTGATTATATTTCTACATTTGGTTACATAGGAGTAAAAAGACCCGAAATTTTTGAGATGGGTAGAAGAATGCATAATAAAATTAATGATACACCAAATCAACCCGAATTATATGATAGTCTAGGTAATCAAGTATCTACATTTCATAGAGAAGATTTCGGTTTTTCTACTGTTGGAGATAGACCAGTATTAAATGCTCAAGTTAAAAACGAAGATACTACATTTACATTAGGTGTTTTATATAATGAAGAAACATTAGGATTTATAAGGGATTTTTTTGATGCTCAAGCGTTATACCCCGAGCTATGGGACGGTTTAGAAAATACTTATGCTTATAGTGATACTGCTGTTGTATCACCAGTCGTGCAACCAACAATAGATAATTCTAGATTCTTTCACATGAATAAATACAGCACTTTTTTTAGTGCTTCACCTAAAGCCGAAGCATTTGGCGATGATTTATTTAAATTACGAGCAGCACCGAATAATATAGAAATGTCTACACAACCGGTATTTTTTAAATATACTGATGAGACAAGAGATAAATTTGTAGCACCCGAAAATTTTACAAGTATAGCTCAAGATGGTTTAATTTATGGTTTTGCTTACCCAGTAGCATTCAATCAACATAAACCCGATGGGACATTTGATAAAGTTGTTTATTTAATTGGTATTACTAATGGTGGTGTAGGTGGTACGCCTAGAAGATTATTTAGTGAAAATACATCGCCGGTTGATCCCGATTATAGAAGTATAGAACAAGGTAGAAAAATAGGTTTTGATTATCACGCAACAGCATATTCTACGGCTATAATTACCCCTTTTAGCGGTTATGGTAATACTGATATTGGTGTTAGAGCTACACAAAATGACGGCAAAACTGGGGCTGCCGGTATTTTTACTTACCCAACACAAATTAATCATATTAGAAGCACGGGTGATTTAGCACTAACGACTGATATAAACCCATACATGACGATGAGTTATATTGGTGCAAATAACCCAGCGATAGATTATAATACAACAACTAATAGATTTGAGCTTTCAAGATTTCATACTGCTAATAATATTGGTAATAAAGCAACAGCGGGTAATCCATCAAGCTCAGTAAATAATAAGAGTTTAACCCCTTCAGCTTCAACCACAACAAGATTAATAGCTCCATCAGATGTAAATCAAGAAGCAGCCCAAACAGTTTATAAAATTAATCCAAGACCTCCTCAATTTGGTTTTAGTCCAACCTTTAAACCATACGCAAGATTTGATCAAGCATATAGAAGTCAGCCTTATCCCGAAACTGCTAAATCTTTTCTGGCTAATTTTACTACAAATGGTGAAAATACAATTAAATATGATGGTATGAATATTAACATAGAGGCATATAAAATTTTTGATTCTCATGGTGGTATTTATATTGAGGATTGGGGTTTTGGTGAAGACAACTGGGAGGATAATTTATGGGATATTTTAGGTTTTGATTATAGTGCTGTAAATGCTAAAGCTACGTCTCAAAATGTCTTAACTAAAAGAGTTGATAATGAAAATAGTAGTTTATTATATAGACCAACTACAAATGCTGAAGTAGTCCAAACTGATACTAAAAATTATGTAACTAATCAATTTGGTGCTGTTATGTATTATAATTCATTACCTTATCCTACTTGTGTCCCTAATTATACAGCAAGATTAACGGGGGGTAATGATGAGTTTGAATATAGGGGTGGTAGTGCTTTTACCCCTTCTCACGCTGAGCCATTAGAATTATATAATCAAGTTGATGTATTGACTGAATCAACAACTATTACTGCGACTGATTTACAAAAGAGTGTATTAAGACCATATTACACAATAAGAAGTAATATTTTAGAAGGTGCTACTGCTATAGGTGGTAATCCAACTGGTGCGAATTTACCCATTATATCTATAGTTGATAAATATTCAGCGGCTAGTGATTATTTCTTAGGTAATCCTAGTGATATACAATTTACTGTAACTAAACCCACGATGATAGCTGACATAACAACTAGTATTCATGACAGCGATGGAGAATATGCAAACGTAGATAAAACAAGTGCTGTAATTTACAAGATAACAAAAATAAAAAGGACGCCCGTAGGATTGATAGAAGAAATACTTGCTCCGAAGGTGAGAGAAAAAAAACAAAAAAAATAAATTTAAATTTTAATATATTTGAATATATATAAAATGGTTATGACTATCTATTCATCGTGGGCTGAGGGAGAATATGATAAATTTTGTGCTGAAGACTGGGGTATAACTGAAGGCTGGGAGGATGACTGCTGGGCTTCTCATTTCTTATGCTGTAGTTTCAAAGAAGATTGGACTTGTGAAGAATTAACAAAATCATTAAAAACCGATTTAGAAGATTCATTAAGTGAAAATGAAATTTCGGCAAAATATCTAGAATAATTTTCTAAAGTATATATATAAAAATGGATCAAGGCACATATGATGAAATAACAAGTATTTTAGCTATGGTGGGGCGACCCGATTTAATCGCTGAGTTTAAAATTCATATTAAACTAGATGAAGATTATGTCCCAATATTCATGAAGCGAGATAGTTTAAGTGATAGTGAAGGGTCAGCAGTAACAGAAGAAGAATATGAAGTTGAAGAAGATGAGAATGGTTTTAAATCTTTAAAGTAATTATGTAATTTAAATTTTTATATCTTTCATATAATAAATCAATATGAAGATGGTAATAGAAAAAGGTACGGGTAAAAATAAAAAATTAAAAGCTATTTTTTATGACGATCAAGGTAAGAAGATAAAAACAACACAATTCGGCGATTCACGATATGAAGATTATACCCAGCATAAAGACAAAGAGCGAAGAAGTAAATACAGAGCTCGTCATAAAAAAGACTTAGATAAGGGTAACTATATGACTGCTGGGTTTCTATCTTACTATATATTATGGGGTGAATCGGCGGCATTAAAAACTAATATTAACAAATATAAAAAAAAATTTAATTTAACTTAATTGAGATTTTAATTCTTCATTTTCTTTCTTTAATGATTCAATAATTTTATTGAGTTCAGTAATAACTTCAATAAGTGCTTTTAGTCCTTTTGTATTTTTACTAGTTTGCATTATATACAAATATAATATTTTAATAACAACCACTAAACGGATTGTATTCTTTTTGAGGTGGAGCGACTGCACGTCTTAATTGTGCTTTGAATGCTTCTTCTTCTTTTTCTTTCTTAAGTCTTTCTTGTTTTTCAGCCTTTCTTGATTTTCTAATTTTTTCATAATTCATGATTGCTTGTAATTGTGCTTCTTCTAAATCTTTTTTAGTAAATGATTGTTCTTTTTTACTATTAGATATGGATGGGTCTAAAATTGACCCTTCATCAACTTCTTCTTTTAATTGTTTAACTCTTTTAACTTTTTGTTTTTTCAATAATTCTTTTTCTTCTAATTCTAATGCTTTATTTTCTTTTTTTTCTTGTGCTTTCTTTTTTCTTGCTTCCATAGCTTTCTCTCTTGCTAATGCAAGTTTCGCTTTATGTTCTTCACTCATAGGAGGACGCTTTTTTCTAGGTTTACCCTTTTTAGTTAATTTTACATTGGCTTGAGGTTCTTGTGGCTCCACGAGGGCTTCGGGCATATTAAATATTTCATTAACATTCATGTCTTCACGCTTTGATTTAGTTTTAGGTACAACTTTTTCCAAGTTAGTTTGTAACTCTTCTTTATCATCTTCTATCTCTTCTTGTGTTTTATCTTTCTCTTCATTGAATTCATCAGTATCAATAGTTGATTCTTCTTCATCAGTCATATCCTCTGGGATAAAATCCATCTTCACTTCGGGCATAAAACTCATTTATAGTATTAATCAATAAAAAAATTTCTACAAATTATTAATTTTTATTTTATTTTACAATTAATTGATTTCTATTTTATACAAAAATGGTAATAATCTATATGGGTCAATTTTAGACCCTATCATTAAAATAGACCCTTATGATTGATTCATTATGACCCCTTATATTTGTAGTAGGGTCTAAAATTGACCCTTTTTTAATACTAATCATTATTGTCCGACGCTTGATCTATTATTGGTTCTACTGCTTCCAAGTTAGCTTGTTCTTCTTCTTGTTCTTCTTCTTCTTTGATATCAACAATTGTATGATTCTTATAAGGTTTAATTTCTTTGAGACCATTACAAATAATAGGCTTTCTAACATTAGGGTAATCATCCTTAAATTTTTTGTTAAACATATTGATAATATCTAAATCAATATTTGGTGATGATTCTAATAAATTATCATATTCAGATCTACAAACTTTGAGAAAATCTCGGCAAGGTTTTCTTTTTTTTTCATGTAATGACAACTCAATCTCAATCGCTCTTCCGAGTTTAGACCAAGCTAAAGCCGAGATTCTATGACCCTCAAAGGTTTCAGCATATTTTAAGAATGATCCTAATGTACCTAGAATACCGCAGAATATATTGAAACCACCAACAACCGCAGTAAACCCGTGTTGATATTCAGTTGGTATATAACTATCAACTGCAAAATTACCCACACCAGTTAAAGTTGATAAAACTATAATTGGTATTTGAAGATGTTGATATTTCTTTTTATATTTCCTCGTGCTATAATTATGAAGGTAAGCATAACACATACTAATCTCACCCCATTCGCTTAATAGTTCTTCTATCTCATCTGACCAATCGTCTATGTTTTCGGGTAATGGTCTCGGAGTTTGTAAATTATTCATTTTATTATTATTTATTTTTTAATTTCAAATATAATATTTTGATAAAATATATGAGCGATTATAGCAATCCTTTTGAGCCAAAACCTATTGAAAAGGTGAAAAATGATATTCACCAAATCAATCAAAACATTAATAAAATCAAAACGGATCTAATAGGTATAAAAGCTGATATATCAATCATTAAAGATTACATTAAAAAACAAGAAGCTAAAGAAAATGAAATATCAAAAGGTTGGTTATGGAGTTAAAAATAAAATATAATGAAATATATAAATGAGTGATCTTCCTAAAATTTCAATATTGATACCAACCTACAATCGCCCTAATTTTATACCTTTTGTTTTGAGAAATTTATTGATTCAAGAATATCCTCATAAACTTTTACAAGTTGTAATTCATGATGATGGAGAAATTCCATTAATACAAAACTATGAAGAATTTAGTAATGCTATTAAACCCATAAAATTGAAGTATTTGAGAAATAAAACAAAAATAACTATTGGTGAAAAAAGACATAAATTAGTACAAAACGCAAATAATAATTTAGTTGTATTTATGGATGATGATGATTTATATGAGCCAACATATATATCACACTCTTTTGAAACACTAAAAAAAAATAATGCCGGATGCGTTGGATGCAATAAAATGATCTTTATTTATCCACCATATACAAAAGATGATTTCTATGCTCTTGATTGTGGTAATGATAAACAATTGATTCATGAAGCAACATTAATGTTTACAAAATCTTGGTATAATAAAACTAAGGGTTTTATTAATTGTAATAAAGCAGAGGGTCTAGGATTGACCCACTCTTGCAAATTAAAAACTATATCATTAACTAACCCTTTGTATAATATGACTGCTGTGGTTCATAGTAAAAATACAATTGATAAAGATAAATTTAAACACGAAGGGTCAAAATTAGACCCTAGTAATATTTCTTTTGAAGATAAAACAACTGATTTTATTAAAGCTATTGTGGGATATTCTTAATTCTTTGACTATAATTTCTAATCTCATTAAAATTATCACTCCACCCATCTCTTTGAGTTATATGAATCGGAGTAATACAATACCATTTGTCTTTCTCTTGTAGAGTATAATGATATTCATCAATATTATTTTCTCTTATATCTTCTTTTAATTTCCATTCAATACCTTCTTTGAGATTTTGTAAAAAAGTATCATAATAATGTTGTTTCACTATATAAGCGTGATTACATACAGCACGGACAACTTTAGCTAAATCTTTTTCTACTTGTTTTGGTTTCAAATAATTCCAACAACCTAAATATAAAACATCAAAATCATAATTAATATATTTATTGAATTTTTCAATTAGTGAATTTTTACCTTCTATTTTGATATCATCCTCAAATACAATAACATAATCCCAATTTAATTCTTTTGCTTTTTCTAAAACAGCTATATGTGATTTTGCACAACCTACTAATGGTATTTCATGTTTAATAGCATTAAATCTATTCGGGTTTTTTATTCCAAGTTTTTTAAGTTCTTGTATTGTAATTAAATCTCTTTCTTTCCTATGTTCTAGATTGATGTAAAAATGTTGATTCATTATAAATTTAAAATATAAAAAAAATATATATATTATACTTATATAATATGCCGAAGTGTCCTAATGGTAAAAAAAATTGTGATTGCACACCCGAAGAATTAAGACAAGCAGCCTTAAGAAATAAACCGAAAGTAAAAGCACCGCCTAAGGTTTTCAAAGTAAAAGATCCCGACCCCGATGATAGATTTAGTGATATTCACGCTCACTTACCTCAACCGCCGTCATTACTTTTGATAGTTGGTTCAGTAAAACAAGGTAAAAGTAATTTACTTGTAAATTTATTGTGTAACCCCGACATGTATAAAGATAAATTTGATATAGTTAAAATTATATCTAATACTTTGAATGCTGACCCAAAGGGTAAATTAATGAATAAATATTTTGATTGTGAAGATCATTATAATGACGAAATGATTACGGATATGATAGAATCTCAGAAGAAATATGAAGATTTTGAAAGACCAACAGTAGCGATGGTTTTAGATGATATTTTAACAAAAGATTTTAAAAAGACAAACGCTGTATCTTTTCTTGCTACTAGATTCCGTCATTATGGTATAGGATTACTTGCTTTTACAACTCAAAGTTTTAGGGCTGTTAGTGGTCTTATTAGAAATAATGCTACTGATGTAATTATCATGAAACAGCAGAATCAAAAAGAGTTAGAAAAAATTGCTGAAGAATATGGTGATATGTTCCCTAATATTTTTATGGATTTATATAATAAAGCAATTGGAGATGCTCCTTATAGTTTCTTATATCTTGATATGCAAACTAATCCAGCAACGGCATATATTAGATTTGAAACCTTAATCGCTGAAGGAGATAAAAAATTATTTTAAATAAATAAAAATAAAAAACTATCTTATAATTATAAAATGGATTTGTATGGTTCGGGAGCATCTATCGCACAAGCTAATGCACAAAGTGAAGCAGCAAGACAAATTAATCAAGCTACGAGAGATTTTAATAACTCTCTTGCGGAGCAGTTAGATCAATCTAATTTAGACCAAGATGAAGATAGAAATTCTAAATTATCAAAAAATATTTTGAGTGGTGCTACTAGTGGTGGTAAATTAGTATCTAAAAGAGCAGCAATTAAAGAAGGTGCTAAACTTGGTTTCAAAGAAGTTAAAACTTCATTAGCTGAAAGAGTGGGGCAAGAAAGTGCTGATAGATTCGTAGCAAGATCAGCATTAAGAGCCGCAGAGGATAGGACTGGTGCGGCTGGTGTTTTTGCTGGTGAAGATGTATTTTCTGCCGCTGAAGAAGAAGCACAAAGATTTGGTGGTGATGTTAGAGATACTGGGTTACAATCAACATTAAGAGAAGGTGAAAGGGCTACAGCTGAAATAGATGAAAGTGCTGAAGCAGCAAGTAATGTTGCTGGTGGTGTAGAAACTGGGGCAGAAGCAAGGACAGCATTAAAAGAGGGTGCTGAAGAAACTGGTAAATTTTTAGGTAAAGCAGCTAAATTTGGTAAAATTGGTGTAGCTGGTTTAGGTGGTGGTATTGATGCTTTCCAAGATGTTGGTAGATTAGTTAGTGGTGAAAAAGGTTTAGATGTGTTTGGTTCTAATACTGCATCAAGAGTTGGTAATATTGGTAATATTCTTGGTTCAACTTTAGAAGTTGCTGGTGTTGCTACTGGTGGTATAACTCCATGGAGCTTAGCATTAGAAACTGCTGGTGCTGGTATTAGTTTAGTTAGCTCAATTGCTGAGGCGGGTGGTGAATTAGATGCGGGTGAGAAAAGTAAAGAATCCGCACAAGAAGATATTACATCTCAAGCAAGAGGCGAAATCGCCTCACAAGGTGTTGAGAAAGCTGTAGGACGCACTCAATAAATTTTTTATTTTTTTTAAATTTATTTTTGATAATTATTTTATATTAGATATTATAAAATGAGTTCATATTGGCGTAATGACGAAAAAATTAAGGTTTCGCAAACCCAAGTTTCTATTCCTTCAACGAATGGTCAGTCTTACACCGGTACTGCTGGTCAGTCCGGTCGCCGAGTAGATTTTGAGATTCCACCTAGTGTAAAATTTATTGATGGTAAAAATACTTATCTTCAGTTTGATACGAAAATTGCTCTTCCGGCTGGTAGGACACCAACTCGCATTCATCTTGATCCATTTATTGGCGGTCAGTCGGTAGTCAAGAATTTAAGGATTTACTCGGGTAATCGTGCAGTTCTTCTAGAAGAAATTACTGAATATAATGCTAAGGTTCAAATTCAGTATTCATATGATTCTGATGATAGCATGAGAAAAATGAGAGCATTAAAAGAAGGTTGTTTAGTTGATAATGTTGAGAATCGCGGGACGCTTGGGACTTCGGTTTCTAATAATATTGATATAAGGTCTAACCCTTATTATAAACCGGTTTCTACTGTTCCGGCTGCTAGGGACTGGGGGACGGCTGATGATTTCCTAACTGCTAAATTATCACTCCCTATTCATTGTGGTATGTTCGCTGATGGTGGTGATAAGGTTTTCCCGTGTCTTATGACTAATGGTTTATTTGTTGAGGTTGACCTTGAAGACCCCGCAAGATTCTTAAAGCAGTTAGACTCGGTAAATCGTCATCGTAGAATGAAGCAGAATCCGGTGTTTCATGGTATTGATGCGGCTGGTGCTAATTTAGGTATTGATAATGCTAGTGATCGTACCGAAATCTTTTTAGGTAAACAAAATAATATGATTAGTGTTGAGAATTGTCCTTTTGTTAAGGGTGAAAAAATAGGTTTTTGTTCAGCAACTGATCCTAATAGTGAAGCTTCTTTAACTGTTGGTGGGGCTGTTGCTGTTCAAACGTATCCGACTATTACTGATATTTCGCTTGATGGTGGATATGTTAAATTAACTACAACAGCATTTAGAAATAGTGATGTCGGGACTGGTGTAGGTGTTACAACTGATAATTTTATTGTTTTCTCTGCTGCTATTGATACTAAACGCACACAAAATGATGATAATACAACAGAATTAATCGCTAAATCAACTTCTTACCCCGCTACAGTTGAATTTTCTAATATGGAGATTGTTGTTCAGAAAATTGACTGCGACCCCCGATACGAGCAAGGTATGATTTGTAAACTAAGAGAAGGCGGTAGTATTGATTTTGATATTCCAAGTGTAACTAATTATAAACACTCTTTATTATCAAGTAATCGTAATGCGACAGTAAACATGCAAGTATCAAATACAAGGGCTAAGTCTATGATTGTTATGCCTAGTGATGCGAAGGTTCTAGATAGTGCTGATTTAATCGGTGGTCTCAGTGCTTGTTATGAAGAAGAATCTACTGGTATGGATGGTCGCCTTCATTCTATCCGATCGGGTCAAGTAGGTATTATTGACCGCCTTACTCAGTATCAAATGTTAGTTGATGATAAATTAGTTCCGTCTCGTCCTATTGTTGTTTCAAAGATTAATAAGGGTAAATCTATTGCTGCTCAGCCTCTAATTGAATTAGAAAAAGCATTAAATCAAGCTGGTATCGTTCCTCGCTCCTTTGTTGATTACAATAGAAATTTCTTAATTGGTCGTGCTTATGCTCTTAATGATGGTGTTGCTAATCTCAATAATAAGACGAATCAGTTACAATTATTATATAATGAAAAGACGGCGGCGGGTGTTGATCAAGCACCAGTACACAATAA